GTCCCACCTGTCGCTCCCGTTCCGCCCGTTGCTCCCGTACCACCTGTCGCTCCCGTTGGTCCCGCAGGACCCGCAGGACCCCTCGGTCCAACCTCGACACCAGGTCCCTCAAAGGGAAGGTGTCGGATGATCCAATTGGTCACGACATGGGGAGGAAGGAGGTTGATTGCCTCGTTGTCTGCCGTGAAGGAGGAGTCGTGGACGATTGCCTGAGCGATGTCGCAGTTGTCCCTGTTGGCGATGACCGCCATGACATTCGTGCCGCCGCCAGCCGCATCGGGAGCGGGGTTGCTCGGGTAGGTGTAGACCTTGTTGATGTGGTCGGGGATGTCATCCGTGGTCAAGAGATACAGGTCATTGCCCTTGATCTCGCCACGGTTTGTTCCCGTCAGACCCACCGAGTATCCCGCACCGAAGATCGTCCTCGCACGGAGATCGGGGATGAAGAACCTCTGCGAGGTGTATCCCGCAACCTCGCCATCCGAAAGCGATTGGATCGTGATCGGCGAGTTGACCGAAACGCCGCTGAAGTTGACAACGCTCGTACCCGTGTACGGTGCGAGGAAGTGGAACCTAGCAGTTTTGGATGCCGAGCCCGATGCGGCGGTCAGGGCTGCGACGGCGAAGTCGTTGGTGCCTCCCCAACCGATCTTGTATTGCTTGTAGGTGTCGGAGCCGTTCGCATCCACGAAACCGTGGGTGGTGGTTCCTGGGTAGTCCTCATGCCCCTCGCCATCGAATGAGATGATGACATCCCTGTAGATGTTGCTGACGGGTCCCGTGACCTCCGAGGCGAGACCCATGACCCTGTACTTGTCTCCGATCACTCCGTAGAGAGTCGAGTAGTCAACGCCATCCATCGGCGTGTTGCCCGACTTCCTCACCGCTGCGCCGTCGCAGATGCGCCAAGTCTGCGGGATCTCGCTGTAGGGTCCTGCGAAGGGAACGATGGACCCAACGGGGGTGTAGAGGGATGCCGTGGTCGGTGCCTGAGGCAGCGAGTTGATGACGATGCCTTCCTTGGTGTCGGTGGCTACGAGGACACCTTGGACGAAGGATGCGCCGTCAAGCGGTCTGACAGGGGTGAGGTACCCGCTGTTCGTGGGAGACAGGTAGTAGACGAGACCCGCAGTCAGGCTCGTAGTACCGTCATCTATCAGGAGCGAAGATCCTGCGAAGTCGATCTCGCCCTGATAGACAACGGTAATTGATTCGGTCGTGGTTGCCTCGACGATGCCGACAGTCTGAGCCGTGTCGAGATCGTCTGCGATGCCTAGTTGAAATCCCGTGGTCCCTGCGGTGTAGATGACCACATGACCCGCATCGAATGGATGCCCCGAGGGGACCGTCCAAGTGTTGAGGATCCTGCGTCCATCCCCGCCGCCTCCGCTGCTAGGGAAAATTGGGATTGCGCTGTATGCCATCGGTGGTAGTTCCTGACTGTTTGCTGAACTGCCACCTATTTAGCGCATGTCACTCGGCTTCGTTGAGGAGCGACTCCGATGCAAACTTGAGGTTTGCTTCGATGCGATCCTTCTGATCGGGAGGGAACTTGCCTTCCTTGAGCAGTTGGATCGAAGCGATCCTCGACTCACGGTGGTTCCCCGTCCAATATGCGGCGATGGCGAACTCGTCAAGGAGTGCCCAATCGTAGATCCCCTGACCGACGAAGAGGGCACCCTCGGGATAGCGGATCTTGAGACCTTGCTTGACGAACCTGTAGCCTTGGTCGAATCGGCTGAACGAACGGCAGAGTCGTGCCGCAGCCCACAGGCTCTCTGCCCTCCAAGGGGCGGTTTGGTACGCCTTGAAGTAGACTTGGATGATGTTGTCCACAGGCTTCTCAAGGATCTCCATGATCCGACCCGCCTGATAAAGCGAGTAGAAGACCTCCTCGTTCCAACCGCCGAGGTCAGCCCTCCTGAGGTAAGCCTCAAGGGACTTCTCCCATTGCTGCGAGTCACGGTACGACTGCGCCATGTAGAAGTGATAGCGGTTGAAGTCCTTCTCCTCGACCTTGCCCGATGCGAGGGCTTCCTCAAACTTCACCGCATCCTTGGCGTACTTCTGCGGGTCGGACGAACGGGCACCGTCTTGGATCGGCGTGTTCATAAACCCACGAGCAAAATCACGGGTTCCAATCGGGTCGTGGCAATCCACATACTCATGGAGAACGCCACGGTAGTAGAACCGCTTCTTGTTGCTCGTCAACTGAGGACGGTGGTATCGGGTCTGACCGAACTGTGCGAAAATGTTGTACAGGTCGGCGGTGAGGCTGTCCTTGAACGCCACGGGATCAAAACCTGGATCGAAGACGAGGATCTCGTCCGCATCGATCATCAGGGCGTAGTCCGTGTCGGTCTTCTGTGCGAGTTCAAGAGCCTCGCTGCGGTTGTGACCGAAGTCGATCCACGGTCGGTTGTGGATTTCGCCATCGATGCCGTTTCGGTCGAAGAAGTCTTGGATCTTCTGCTGAGTTCCATCAGTCGATCCCGTATCCACGATGACCCAGTAGTCGATGACGGGCAGGACCGAGGCGAGGCACCTTTCGATGACATGCGCCTCGTTCTTCACGATCATGCAGAGGGTGAGCCTCTTGTGCTTGTTGGGTGCGGTGACTGAGGTTTCTGCCGAAACAGGGGCAGCGGGTGCTTCAATCGTCAATGCTTCGCTCATTTCAGATCTCCATTACAAATCGGGTTGTGCCCGTATCTATGGAGTCTCTGACGGGGATCCTCCGAAAACCCTATGAATCAAGGAATTTTCGTGATCTCGGGATAGACGGTGACCATGCCCTGAACGACACGATTCACGGTGCTGCTTCCGTTGGAGTGAAGTTCGACATCGTAGTACCAGATGCCCGCCTTGACCGCCGCAGTCCCCGTGGGACCGAGCGAGACACGGATGTTCCCCGTGCTTCCTGTGATCGATGCGGTGAGGTTGACAGCAGAGGTGGAGGAGTAGAACTTCCTCATCTGCGCATACGCCGTGTGACCCGTGGATATGTTGGTGGGCTGACCGTTGGTCCCCTTGACCACATAGTCGAACGAGAAGTTCGACCCCTGATCCATGTCCCTGTTGATCGTGTCAGCCATGACCGTATTTAGACCTCACGGTTCCTCTAGGACAAGAGTTTGCACGAAGAAGTAGTGATTGAGCGTGTCGCCAGGATTACCACCCGTCTTGACCGAGACAAGCCTGTTCATGTCAACGGGAATACCCGTTGTCTCATGGGCATCGCCCAAGAAGACATACCGTGTGCAGCCGTCCGAGCCGCATCCGCCACCTGCTTCACCCGTAGTCATAATGTAGGGGCAGTACCAATTGCTGCATGCGCTAGTCCGTAGACCCCCCGAAGCAAACGGAGCATCGATGGTGAAGTCGGGGATGCTTACCCATTGGTAGTCGGTGAAGTCCCATCCGTTCTTGAACCTGCCGACCCAAGTCGAAGGTTCCTTGCGAGCGAGGACGAATGCGCTTTCGACACCGCCCCTGTACATGAAGATGCCGTCCAAGAGATCGTCGTAGATGCCGTGCAGATAGCAACGGACGATCTTCCAACCTGCGGGGACATATGGATTGTCTCCCGCAGCGGTCGGAGTGATTCCGTAGTTTGCGATGGAAGGTTCCGCATAGGGGTTCTGCTCTCCCGTATTCGCTGTGGAAAATTTCACTCGCTTCTTCGTCACGGTCCTGACCACGGTGGGGGATGTGTCCACCCAAGACCCTTGGCTGACTATCTTGGAGTCTCCGACCTGCTTCCATGATTCATCGTGGACAATGCTTGCGGCATAACCCGTGTTCCATGCACCTTGGTTCACGACATTGAAGCCCGAAAGGGTGACCTGCCTCTGCACGGAGGTCACCTCCCACGCCATGAGAACGCCTCCACCTGACGCTGTGGTCTGTGGTCTGCTTGTACCAACGGCGATGTCGGCGAATGATATTGCTGCCATGTCTTTTACCGATCAGATCAGAAGTAGCCGTCCAAGCGCAAACTCACTCTGAAGGACACATCATTGTTGGAACCGAGTTCTTGAGTAACCTCTTGGAAGTTGAAGAAGAAACCGATGTTTCCTCCGTTCACCACAAGAGGGACAAGCACCGAAGGAGAAAGGTAACAATGCCTCTGATTTGAACTGTTTGAATCGTTGGTGGAGTCAACAAAATCAAAGATCAAATGACCCTTGTTCAAGTTTGCAGGAGTACCATTTCTCCCTGCCCACATCTTGAGGTTTATTGCGCCCGAACGACCGATCATAGTCCCCTCCACCGTGATGTATGCAAACTTGGCGGTAAGAGGAACATCTTGATCGGTGAGGATCTGAAACCCTCTAGTGGTTGTCGGAGGGGGTGTTCCGCCTCCAGGAAAACCTCCGCTCCATACCCATTCCCTAAACGGTGTACTTGCATCGCTGAAATATGTGATGGAATCGGCAATCGATCCACCGCCACCGCCACCCCCACTACTCGCATTACCCGTTCCCGTGGTGTACCAAACGAAGCCCTCGGCATATCCAACGGTGGACGCAGGAGGACTGCTTGAGGACACATTGAACATCGGGCGGCATGTCACCTCTCCCGTCTTGTAGTCAACGACGAGGTTTCGGCTGTCGGAATCCCTTTGATTCTGATCGTAGAACCTGCTGCCGCCCGTCAAGCCGTAGTTCAATGCGGGGAACATCCTCACGATGCTGTTGGATGCTCCCGTGATGTTGAGTGCCTGTCCGCTTGCGAGGTCGATGACAGCCGACTCGTTGATGAACGCACGGTTGGCGTTCACGAAGTCCGCACTCATTCCTCCGCTGACGATCAGGTCCACGCTGTCCGTGCCACCGAGACCACCAACGACGAGATCTCCCGTGACCGTGAGTTTCCCGCCGAACACATCGTCCCCATCGTTCCGAAGCACCTTGGCGTTCGCTCGGAACTGAGTCCTGTCCGCATCGGTGAGGGTCCTGCTTGCACCCGCAGCCAATGTGTGAGCCTTGTCGTACCTGATGTAGAAGTTGTCGTGGTCGTGCCCCGTGAGGACCGTGGCTGATGTTCCCTTCTTCGCACGGATGATGTAGTGCATCACCAAGTGCGGGGGGAGGATGCTGAACGGGCTCGGCGAGACACCCGTCTCCACCAAGCCGCCCGTCTCGTTCGTGGAGGATCCGTATGCGTTGCTGAACGGATTGTTCGTGACGAGGGTGTCGAGCGTGTGCGTGTGCGGGGGGATGTTGCTTGCGCCAAGGGTGACTTGGCTCTCGCCTCCGATGGTTCCCTGTGCGAGGGCGGGAGTGATCGTCTCGCTACCTGCGATGCCTTCGCCCGAGGAGGTGCCGAAGACCGTGCGCCGCCTGAGATCGGGGATGAAGAAGATTGATCGTCCCGAGGTGGACGGGATGGTCCTTCCGTAGACCTTGAGGTCGGTCCCTTCAGCCAACGAGGAGAAGGAACTTGAGGAGACCTCGACCCTCCTGTTGACGCTGTTGACGCTTGTGATCAGGACATTCGCACTACCCGTCGCCCAAACGACACGGAGTCCGTCGCCGATTGCGAGTCCCCTCGTATCCGCATCCAATGTGAAGGTCGAGGAGTTGTAGACCTCAGCCTCGGCGTAGTAGTTGTTTTCAATCGCTGCGAAGAGATCGGGCTCCTCGTTCTGCGAGATGGCGGCACCGTCGCAGATGAGCCATCCATCGGGAATGGCGGCTGTAACTCCCGAGAACGGATGCACCGTTCCCACGGGGACCACACGGTTGAGGTAGATCAGGTCCGTGGGATCGCTGCCGACAACCACGCCCGTGTAGTTTACGACATATCCCTTGTCAATGCCCGATGCGATGAACATCGCCTTTCGGACCTGACCTGCCGTGATCTCGTATGCGCCCGAGTCGGGATTAGCGATCATGCCTCCACCAACAGACTGACTGAGGTAGTAGGCGTTGCCCGTGACGAGAGGCTTGAGTGCGTTGATCCTCGTACCCGTGAGCCCCGAGATGAAGCCCTTAGTGACGAGGGTGAGGGTGCTACCCGAGGCGACCTCGACCATGCCGAGTGCCTCGGCGGTGGGGATGGTATCGGCACGGGCGAAGGTCAGCGATCCGTTCGTGTCGAACCGCAGGATGTCACCCATGACGAACGAGTGACCCGTCTGCGAGAAGGTCTTGCGGATCGCATCGGAGTTGACCCAATCCTCATGGATCTTACCGTTGGCGAGTGCCACGGGGATCGACCATGCAGTCGAGGTGGTGAGTGCGTGGGCACCGTCGAGTTGGTCGGCGTTGAGGTACTTGGACCAGTTGGTCGCCGTGACCCCAGGATAGACTGCGGGTCCCGTGCTTCCCGAGAACACCTGTGCGAAGGTGATTCCCGCTGCACCCGTTGCGCTGTGCTGAAGGACGAATTCCGTTCCGACCGCAGCCTTGGTGAACGAGTCGCCCGAGCCATAGAAGGTGTAGGTGTCATCCGTACCTGCGCCGTATCCGAACGATGCGAACTTGGACGAGATGATGTAGTTGTCCGCACCCGTCACGCCGAGGTTGGTGTTCGCAACGAAGGCGTTCCATGTCGAGAGCGTGTCGGGGGTCTTGAGGTTCCAAAGGAATGTCTTGTCGCCTGATGCGCCCTTGATGTCGATTCCTGCGGGGGTCAGGAGCGTATCGTTGTAGAACGCCGTGTCGGTGACGGGTGTGGAAACGACACCGAAGGTCAGCGATGCACCGTCCACATAGAGACTGCCGCCGTTGACGATGTCGGACACCCCGCCCTCGTTGAACGAGTGCATCTGCACCGAACCCGTGGTGCTTCCCGAGTAGGTGAACGCTCGGATGTAGCCGATGGTGGTCGAGTTCGCCGTGAGGGTGGCGGATCCAGGGTCAATGTAGTAGGCGGTCGCACCGACATCGACAGATCCCGCAGTCATTCCCGTCTTTTGGATGGTGAACTGCGAGTACCTGTTGTATGCGAGTTCGATGATCTTGTCTTCGATCCGCAAGTCGTTCGCATCGATGTACGACTGATCGCCTTCGATGTTGATGTCGCCGTGGATGGTGACATCGCCGTAGATCTCAAATGTGCCTTCACCCGCATCGCCGAAGTAGACTGCGGGGGGAAGCATCCTGCTCGCCACCGTCCTCTTCGGGGTTCCCGCCGATCCCTGCCTTGTGTCGCTGATGTCGCTGACGATGATGTAGTCGCCGACAGCAGGATTCGCCGTCGCACCCGTCCCGAGGTTCTCAAGTTGAACCGCATCGATCACCACCTTGTTGAAGTTGGTGCCGAAAGCAACATTGCCGATGCCGATTCCCGCTCCAGGATTGACGGACAGAGTCACAACGCCGTTGTAGTACCCCGCCGAGCATCCCGTCTCACGGAGAAGACCACCTGCCGTGCCTCCGACCGCCACATCAAGGATGTTGATCCCATTCGCAGCGGAGATGACCTCATTCGTCCTGTCGAACCATGTGTTGAAGGTGTCCGACAGGGTCAGAGGTTGGATGTTGACGAAGTCTGAGGCTGTACAAGACATCTGCGTTTACCGTTTCCCTATGATCTCGGCGAGGATCCGTTGCAACTCGGCAACCTTCTCCTCAAGGGTATTTATCCTGTCCCTTTGAGCCTGACGCTCCCGCTTCCTGTCCTCGTATGCTCGGAAAGCATCCCTGTCCGTGAACAGGAGGGCACCCGTCTTCATGTCACGGACCATCGGTTCGTTTTGGACGGGCACCTTGTCCTTGCTCATGTAGCGATGACCCTCAAGTTCCTGATCCTCGGGATTGCGGAGCCGTTGGTCTCGCCGTACATGACGATCTTGATGGAGAAGGTCTTGAACTTGCTCAAGGTGCTGCTGCCGATGTTCGTGAAGGTGACCTCACGGAAGTCATCGTCGGAGGTGGACACCCCCGTATCCGTGGTGGTCAACTTGACATAGTTGGTGTTGTCGAAATCGACCTCGCCGACAGGAATCGGACGGACAAAGACCTGCACACTCGCAGCGGTGGAGTTGCCCTTCCTCGGATTGCAGAGGGAGAGCGTCACCGTGATGTTCTCGGCTTCGGCACCCTCCTCAAGCGTCACCTTCTTCGTGATGTACCTAGCCTTTGTCTTGTAGGCTTCACCCGCAGCGGAGTTCGTGGGTTCGATCTCGCCGTTGTACGCCGAGTCCCCGATGGTGGTGATGATGCTGTTGTTGACGAGGTTGGTAGCCGAGATGACGCTCGACCTTTCCATGTCGAACACGGGAGAGACATATCCGTCCGTGCTTGCGGACATGGAAACAGTAAAGGTTCCGAATCCTGCTTCCGCATTCGCACCGAGAAGGTCGAGATACCCATTGCTCGGCACGATGTTCTTACCAACGGGGATCTCCGTGTATATCGTCGGAGAACTGGTGGCTATGGATGCCGAGTACGAGATGTCCGATCCCTCGGGCACGAAGTCGGTAGCGTTGAACCTGAACTCGTTCACGGTCATCGTCGCAGAGCCCGAGTATGCCTCGTTCTCGACCGTCATGTTTCCCGACGAGGTGAACTTGCACAGGTTGAGCCTGACGGCAAGAGTCTGATTGTCGTTCCTGACGAGGTTGCCGCTGTTGCTAGCCTTGAACAGGGAGCGCATCATCGGCTGCTTGGTCACGGAGACCTTGTCATCCTCCTCGGACTGCCTGAGAATCGTGCTACCGATGGTGCCCGTGAACACCGAGTAATTCGGACTGTTCGTAGACAGGCAGATGGCATATTCACGGGCGGGTAGGAGATACACGGGGGTGGTGAACGGGAAGTTGGTCTCGTTATCGTTACCTGCCGTGATCAGGTCGGCGGTGGAGACATCGTCCGAGTAGAGCGTGGAGGTGGCGAAAGGAAGGACCTTCGACGGGTGGGGGTATCCCGAGATCGTCGGACGGATCTGAACGGTCACGGGGACCGTGGTGAGGGATTCCTTATCCGAGAAGTAAAGGTCCACCGACTTGACGAACACGCCCCTCGGATACTTGACGGGATCGATGTAGATCGTTTGGCTGAGGGGGTCGTTGTAGCCTCGGATCTCGCCCGAACTCGTAAGCACCTCCGAGAGGTTCGACACGATCTTGTCCGACTTCACCGACTTGCGACGGGTCTCGGGCACACGGGTGGAGAGGATTCCTTCCTCGCTCACCGAGTCGTATGCGCCCTCGACGGTGTAGGTCGCCTCCGCAAGCATGGTCCAAGCCGAGGGATCCTCGGCATTGGTACCGTCAGTCACCCTGATCGTGTGCCGTCCGATGAGGAAGTTCTGATCGGCGTATGGCAGCACTTGCGCTGCGTTGAACGAGAAGAAGATGGTCGCCCGTCCCTTGGTGTCGGTGGACGCACTTGCAGAGGTGCAGTAAGCGGTCACATCGACATCGTCGCAGTAGACACGGTAGGCGGTGCTTGGCTTGAGACCCGTTGCGCTGAGGGTCAGCGTCCTCCGACGAGCGACAGGGAGGACATCCCTAGCCACGGTCTTGTTCCGCACGACCTTCTTCATGCTCTCGGGGGTCACCGACGAGTTGATGCTCGACAGGGAGATCCCCTCCACCTTGGCGGTGAGGAGCCTGTTGCGGACGAGGTTCGGCTTGGTGTTTTTCTCGTTGGCGTTCTCACGCCCGAACCAAATAGCCTCCCAATCGTTGTAGCGGGTGCCGAAACCGTAGTTCGGGTTCTGCTCCCAATTGTCGTTCTCTCCCTCGACATTCACCCTGACCTTGGGCTGCTTCTCCGTGTCGAACCAAGTGTCGGTGGAGGGAGAGACCTTCAGAGTGCCGAGGAAGGAGATGATCGTGGACGGATTGACCACCACGGACTCGCTCGACAGGAGATGGGAGATCTCGGGAGATTGGGTGAAGTTGAGCGTGTAGACCCCGTCCGTGAGGTTGCCCACCACATTCGACAGAGATCCTGCCGTGAGTCCATAGGACCTGATCGTGAACGGAGGACGGAGTTCGTTCCTCTCGTAGTCGATGCTTGCGGCGAACATGGGATCGGTGTTGTCGGCGACGGTGTGTCCCTTGAACTGATCAACGAGGATGCCCTTCTTCGGCATCTCGTCACCCGCATCGTCAAGGACTTTCTTCGCCTTCGCCTCCTGCTCAAGGAGGCTGAGGGTGGTGTAGTACTCGACTGCTTCGATCCTCTTCTCAAGGTCGCCGATGTCACGCATCGTGTACCTCTTGTTCTCGACATAACGAATGGAGGCATCGTCAGCCGAGAAGGTGTACGGATTCATCCGCACGATGTAGAGCGACATGGCGTTCGGATCGTCGGCGGGGATGTCCGCATTCAGCGACGGAACGCCCGAGAGGACGGAGAACCTCCTGTCCCGTGTGAGGACGATCTTGTCCGTCCTCGGGAGGTGGTGGGTGTACTCAAAGTTGTTGTCGTTGGCGGCGGTGTTCGTCGGGACCCATGTGTTAGTCTTGATCGTGCCGTCCGTGTTCCTCACGGGACGGAAGTCGATGCAGTCACGGAGGCTGTAGACGGTTCCCGTGGTGCGGCTGGTGTACGAGGGGATGTCCTCGTAGTTGGGATACGACTTGACCGTGAACGGACCATCGGTTGCGCTGTGGCTGTAGTGGCGGAAGGTGGCATAGAACGGACCCGTGATACCCGTGACACCCGCCGTCATCCACATCCTCGACCAGTCATAGAGGGCATCACGCTGACCGTCATCGAAGTTCATAAAGGGCAGGATGCTGATGCCGCTGCTTGCACCCTTCGTTCCCGTGAGGGAAAGGACTTGGAGGACATCGGTGTATCCATTCAGATACAGGGTGTCAGCCGTGGTTCCACGACCGTCTCCCGTCAACGAGGATCCCCATTGACCCGTGAGCGTGAGGCTCACCGTCTGCAAAGTCTTCGTGCGGCTCGTCATCGGCGACTGCGAGACATCCTCGGTGGAGATGATGTGCAGTTTCTTGCCGCTGCTCGTATTCGATGAGACCGTGATTGAGAGGACTGCGGGATTGCTGCCGTCCCTCGCCGCCGTGCCACCCACGACCTTGCCGTCCTGATCGAAGACCAAGATGTTCTCGTTGGGAAGGCTGACCTCCGAGGTTCCAACGGCGAACTCAAGACCCGAGACGGCGTTGACCGTGAACGAGTGAGGCAGGGAGGATGCGGTCTGCGTCTTGTATGTCGTGATTGCGTAGTTGGCATCCGTAAATGCCGTCACGCCCGAACCCTCGGGCACCTGATAGAGAAGGAGCCCTTGGCTTTCGCTCTGTAGACCTGCGCTTCCCGTGATCGCAAACGCATGCTTACCCGCAGCCGTGAGGCTCGGGAAGAAGATGCGCTTGACATCCGTGAACTCGGCGGTCGGTCCCGTGATGTTGATGTCGTACAGCGAGAGGTTGTAGACGGGAGGGGAGTACGGCTCCAACCAACGGACCCTCGCCGTTCCGATTGATGCGAAAGCGGCACCGCTCTCTCCCGTCGAGAGATGCACGGTCGGATGCTTGGCGAAGTCGGTGGTCGCACCGATGGAGTCTGCCACGCCCGAGAACACGACTCGGGTGTATGGACCGACCGAGCGGTTGAAGTCACGCTCGACCGTGCGCAGGTGCGCACCCCCACGGGCGCACGGGAGGTTCAACTTGGTCTTGCTCTGCGTCTCAAACTCATATCCGAAGACATAAGCCTTGCCCGTGGACAGTTCAGCCTTCAGGACAGCGGTCCCGCTGACGGCGGTCGGACCCTTGAGGTTGAGTTCAAACGGAACCACCGTGTAGTTCCCCGACTCGTCGTAGGTGCGCCTTGCGAGGGTATCCTCAAGCATGGCGTAGTCGGGATACCTCTCGACCTTGACGATGTCGCCGTCATCGATCCGCATGAACTCAATGAAGCCGACTCGGCTGAAGTTGTCGATGGACGAGGTGTCGCTCGGTGAGAAGTTCTTCTGCGAGAGGGTGAGGTCGATCTTGAATCGGTCGCTGCCAGGTGCGGCGTAGTTGTAGAAGCCGAAAGCAGGATCGTTGAGGGTGGTGTCATCCTCGGCGGTGACGAAGGTCTTGTCCACCGAGAAGCCGATGCTCGTAGTCGGGGAGTTGTAGAGCCTCACCTGCGAACCCGTGGCTCCCGTGAGGGTGTAGGCACCGAGAGACTGCGCCGTGTTGAGTACGAAGTACCCCTCCACGAAGCGAACGCCACGCTCTACCGAGACAACGATTGCGTCTCCGACAACACCGCCGATTGCGGGACCCGTGATACCTGCGGTGATCCCCGTTCCGTTCGCAGCCGTAGCCGTGATCGTGTCGTTGATCCCGAAAGTCGTGCCGCCGTCCATGTAGTCGAAGAACAGGACGCTGTACTCGTCTCCCGAGTCCTCAAGGATGTCCTCGGCGTGGATGATCCTCGCATTCGCCTTGCCCGAGACCTGCGCCACCGTGCCGATGAAGTCCGTGTGATCGACCGTGGTGCCGAGGGCTACCTTGGCATACTTGACCCTGTTCTCGCTGATCCTTCCGTCGAGAACGATGCTTCCCTCATCGAAGATGTGAGACCCAAAACGCTCAATCTGATTCTGTAGGATCGTCTGAACCTGAGTCAGTTCCCTCGCTTGGACTCCGTAGCCTGGACGAAACATGAGTCGGAGGAACTTCTTGTCCTCCGAGAAATCGTCGTAGTACGGATCGACATTGAAGATGCTTGAGTCGTATGAGCCCATCTGTTCACCTTAGAAGTCGATGACGATCTTGATCTCTTCTCGTTGCTCAAGATCACGCTGAATCGGCTTCATGTTCTGTATGTATAGGACCTCTCCCGAGCGGTACTTCAGTTCGCCTGTGTGTACCACTTGGGTGACGGTCGCCGTATTGATGTCCGTGGTCAGTCCGTATGCTGCGGTCATTCCCGTGCGGAAGGTTCCTTGGGTGCCCGAGACCCTGAGAGTTCCCGTGCTTCCCGTACCCCCGAGGGTCCAATCCATCACATATCCGTTCGCAGAGCCCGTCGCACCGAGTACGAATTCCTCGAACGCATCCTCAAGGAACGAGGTGGTCTTGAACAGGTTGTTGCCGTCGTAGGACATGACAAGGGTCGTGGTCTGGTCGTATGTGTCCACGCCCTCCCTGATGACTGTGTCGATTGCTTTGATCTGACCTATTCCGCTGAGTCCCTTGCTGTAGCCCGAGTAGAAGAGGTCCGTCTGCGAGACACGCTCGTTGACCTTGAAGGATCCCTGAGGATTCTCAAGGTAGAGGAAGCCGAGGATGTTCGATCCGACCTGCGGCTCCCACGCATGGACCTCACCGACCGCACGGGAAGCGTTGGTCGATGTTGACCAATCCCCGATACCGTGGACGAGGTAGCCCTTCGTGAAGTCCGTCGCCGAGCCCGAGAAGGCGGGGTCCGTGGGAGAAAGGGTCAGCCTGAGGAGCCTCCTCGACTCCGTACCTGCGATGGTTCGGACATCGACGGACATCGTTGTCAGTCCTCCGACATTGCCGCCATACTCAAAGTCCCCGTTCCTGATCTCCGTGAGTACGAGTTCGTTCGTGCCGCTGTGACCCGAGGTACCCGCCCTCCATGAGACCACCTCGCCGTATGCACCGCTGAATCCGCCTGTGGTCGATTGCTGCGCCGTCGCCCCGACCGTGAATGATCCGCTGACACCCGTGGCGAAGAACTTCAGCCTCACCTGCTTCTCGGCGAGGAGCGGGTTGAGGATGACTGAGAACTGACGGTACTCGTTGTCCGTGCTGACCTTCCCCTCCTCATCCTGAGAGTACTCCTTGGAGATCATTATGGAGGAGCATCCGAGTTCCTTGACGGGGTTCGATCCATGACCCCCAGGTGGGGACATCACAGCCTCGGCGAGATCGTCAAGGAAGACCTTGTCGGTTGGAACGACGAGTCCCTTGACGAACTCAAGGTCGGCGAATGTGTAGTCCCTTCCTCCGTCAACGAGTTCGATGGAGTCAACGAGGCGGCGAAGTTCAAAGAAGTCGGCGCAGGAGGTGGCACCAACGACGCTGAAGTCTGCGGTCGCACCGAAGCGCACCGAGACCTCCGCAGCCTTGGCGTAGGGGTTGTACGAGTTGCTGTAAGAGGTTCCGTCGCCGACCACTCGGATGTTCGGGACGATGGAAAAGGTGCTTGCGTTGCCTCCACCCGAGACGCTAGTCGAGAAGGGATCCGTCACCGTGACGAATGCCGCACCACCCACACCCGATGGAGTGAAGGTGGAGATCCTTCTCCTCTGTCCCTGACCCTGTCCGCTGTCGATGGACAGGACCATGTTGTCGTAATAGTTCGGCTTGAGGATGAGATTGGGTGAAGTGAGGGTGATTCCCGTCGCCCCCAAAGCCACATCCACCACGACCGTGTTGTTGGCACTAGCAAAGACGCAGGTGTCAGACACGACGAAGGGCTTGACATCGGGGCTCACCCTGACGAAAGCGATCTCCCCGTCCACAGCCGATTGCTGCGTGTTCCATTGGAGGATGCGCTCGTCATTGAGCCGCAGGTAGTCCACATACTCCACGGGCATGTAGCCAATGGAGTCGCCTTGGGTCTTCGTCAGGAACTTCCTCTTGGACTCCGATATCTGATAGAGGAACTTCCAACGGTATCCGTCGCCCAACTTGCGGATTTGGCTGTCGGTGTGCGTCGGTGCGACGAGGGATTGGGCACGGTTGTTGTTGTCGATGCACTTGTACACACGCTCATCGTCAACGAGGACATAGAACGGAGCGGGGTCGAAGTCATCGAACAGGTCTAGGTCATCCCGATACGCCGTGTAGATGACGCTCGGCTTCCAATCGTACCTTCGCACGACGAGGGACACATCCGACCTGTCGATCCTCTTGTGGGCGAAGATGCCCCTCCAAAGTTCGGTATCGTCCTTGACGCTGTCGATGCTCGACGGCGGATCCTCGTCGGTACCGAGACCCGACCATTCCGTGATCTTGCCGATGGACAGGAACAGGTTCTTGTCATCGGTGTCGCTGTAGATGGCAAACAGCGCATCGGCGGCGATTCGCTTGTGATTTTGACGGAATGGGTCGCAAGACGATGGCATGGCGGTGTACTTATGCCTCTAGTGATGGGAGTTCTGTCTGTGAGGGGGGCACGAACTCATAGGCGAAGATGACGATTTCCCTCGTACCTGCGATCAGGCGGTCCTGCGAGTCAAGTATGTCGAGTCGCAGGGAGTGTCTTCCGTCACGCACCTTGTTGAAGCCCACCGTTCGTGCGTTCAGACCGAGATCGACCGTCTTCCTTCCGTCCAAGACAGCCCTGATCTTCGATGCCCCGATCTGCGCCAACGAGAGGTTGTCGCCGTTGTCGATGTCGAATCGGACTGTCAGGTTCCTGAAGAAGTCGTAGTCGGCGGGTGATGTTCCAATGGGAGTGGAGGTGTTCCTGACGGTGCCTCCCGAAATCGGTTGGATCATCCTGAAACTCGGGGAAGCGGGAGAAACGAATGTCTCGGTGCGGCAGTCGAAGACCTCGCCGATGGGCATGTTGAAGAAAGCCCGAGCGGTGATCTTGCGGAACTCGCTGTCCTCGCTGTAGTTCAAGAGTGCGTAGTTGAAGTCATACGGCTCCCTGTACAGTTCGCCACGGCAGCAGGACCCCTTGCAGCAGGAGTTCTGTGTTCCGTCCGAGGCGAACTTGTCGGTGAGTTCCTTGACCCAAGTGTTGACCCGTTCTTGGTTGGCAGGATCCCCCGAAAGGTCCCATTCCCCCCATGAGAGGAAATCGCCGAGTTGGGTTGTCCAAATCTTGGCGATGTGCTTCTCGTTGCTCAACTTTCGGTTTGGGTGCGTGTAAACGATCCAGAATGGGTCGGCATTTTGGAATCCCGTCAGACCCAACGCACCACCCGTGGCGGCGAAGGGGATGTTGTTGCTGATCGGGTTGCCTCCGATCACGATGCCATCGCCCTCTCCCCTGATGTAGATGTCGTGGAACGACGGTTTGTATCCCGCAGCAGTCATCCCTCCCGTTGTCCCCGTCATAAACCATGCCGAGAGATCGTCAAAGGTATGGAATGTGTACGGGATGTAGTGCCCGATGATCGGAACCTCGTACCTAGCGACCGAGGATGCGTTGGCGAGATCATCGTGCGAGCAACGCTTGATAAGCACCGAACCGAACATTGCTGTTCCCACAGGGTGTACGAGGCGGCGAACCACCTCCCTATACCGACTTCGCTCTTGAGGACATACGACCAATTTTGGTAGTACTTGTTGTCCTGAAGGACCTTGTTCGTGCTGAGGCGACCGTCGTTGTTGGCGTAGAAGCCCGCAGATTGAGCCAATGCCCCCACGGTCACGGTTCCCGAGAAGCCCGTGCCCCTGCTAGTGGCGATGGAGATCGTGGGTGCAACCTGATAGTTGATGCCGAAGTCATCGATGTTGATCTTGCGGATGCCCCCGAGACTGTCCACCTCGGTGATCGTCCCCGTGCCCCGCTGACCGCTGTCGCTCCCCACAGGGACAAAGGTGACTTTCTCCCCGACCTGATAGTCCGAGCCACCGTTCGTCACGGAAATGGAAGAGATGACGCTGTAGACCTTCACTTCACGGAGGGTGTCCTCGCCGTCAGTAAACTCAATACCGAGGTTACCCGCTTGGAATGTTCCATTCCTTCCCGTGATGAGCATCTCGGCGACATCGAAGTTTCCCACCTGATACACGCTGACCTCAACACACCTCGCCGTGGCGAGTATCTGTCCCGAGGAGTTGCGCTGCACCACGGTGTTACCCGCAGCCCTGTAGATGCCATCACCCAAGGCGTTGGACAGCCTCAGATAGTTGTTCTGCGTCCACCTTCCCGTACTCAGCCTGAGGATGTCTTTCTTCGGGTAGTAGAACTCGACTGCCGTGTCGTAGAGGATACGGAACAGGAACTCGTATGACTTCTCGGTTCCCTTGGCGAGATAGAACTGCTTGATGTTCTTGACGAGCCTCCTCGGGTCTACCAAATACCCCGTGTCGGGATTGATGGCTAGCGACTCGGGGAAGTTGAGCAGGTACTCGTTCTTGAACTTGTCAACGAATTGGTCGAGCGTGACATCAATGTCGGGGATGTCCTTCATGTCGAGCGGGGACAGGATCTTGCCCTTGTCCCTGCGGAGACCGAGCCACTCGTAGTACGCAGACATGAAGGCGACGAGCGTGGGGTGATCGACCCGCACGAACTCGGGGAGCCTGTCTGACACGAACTGTGATAGTTGACGGTCTCCGTCGATGCTCATTTTCCCCGTCCTTCACCGCCTCAACGAGTGAAGGCGGAATCGCTGGCACCCCTATCTATAACCGTCTTTTCAGCCACCGTCGTGACCGAAATGCTGTTCGGATCGATGAGGATGATCTGATTCCTTCGGGCAAAGATGTCCCTGTTCTGTGGAACCACGGTGAGCGACAACTCGGTCTTACCATCGTCAAGATACTCAATCTTGAAGTTCCTCAAGAAGATCTTGCCCGTGGTGTAGTCGATGGTCCCCGTGTTCCTGCTGAGGTAGACCTTGGTGGTGCCGACCTGCTTGTAGACCCTGATGTTCCCGTATCCGTCATCGTCTACGAACGCATCGACACTCGGCTTGACCACGGCGGTCGATGTCGTATCGGTGTAGCCGAAGATGTCGCTCGACAGGATCGGGGTGTAGCCGTCCACGGGATGGAGTAGGGCATTATCGAAGTTGACCGTATAGGGAGCAGCCCTGCCGATGTTCGGTTCAAACCTCTTCGTGAGGGTGATGTCCGTGCTGTTGGAGTTGACGGCGGGTGATGAGCCGTCGATGGTGGACGAGAACTTCGACATGCGGAAGTTCCGCTGAAACAGACCGAGGTAAGAGTCTCCGAATGTCTTGATGAGTTCCACGACCCTCGACTCGACACCCGTGCTGTTCAAGGTGGTCTTCGACTCGTCGTAGTAGACCTTGACCGATGGGTTGATGTAGAGAAGGTCGGGATCCACGACCTCGGGAGTGATGGTGACTAGGTTCTTCTCGCCGAGGATGGTGTTCTCAATAGCCCTCTTCTCGGCGGTAGAGAGTCGGGACCCGACCCTCGGCTTGATGCTGATGAAGACCTTGCCGTATTGGGGCGGGTCGTTCTCCTCGCCTCCCCAAATGAAGAAGGATTCAGCCCTCTGTGCGTACTCACGACCGAGGATCGCCTTGTAGTCATCCGAGGTGACCGCCCTGTCCTGCGCCTGATAGTTCCTCGGCGCATAGAAGCGGATGGATTCGGTGTCCTCCGAATCCTCGCCTCCGAAGGAAACCTGCACATCGTCGTTATCGTCAGTTTGAATCCTGACTTCGGTGACTCGACTGTCGTTGCAGGTGATCGCCCTCTTCACCGAGGTCTCATCGAAGCCGATCCCGTTGCCCTCGCTGCCGTTCGTGACGAGGTAGCGGATCGTGACGATGTTTCCGTTCTCGACCGCCTTGCCGACGATCCCGTCGCCGAAGTAGATCTCCCAAAAGCCCTCACGGCTCTCCTGCACGAAGAAGGCGTTGGAGGTCGAGTTGAGCCTGTTGATGTCCGTGGACCTGTTCCACAGTTCCTGCGATCCCGTGCTGTCAGTCTGAGACCTCTGCACGAACAGGGAGATGGTGTCTATGTCCACGCTCCTGTCGGGGATCGTGAACATAGCATTCGTGCCGCCTTGGGTGTTCGCCACGAAGGACACCTGCTTGAGGTATCCTTGGTAGAGGACGATGTCCCTGACGATGTTGTCGCCTCCCCTGCGAACCGCCTTGTAGTTGTCGAGGTTGACGAAATTCACGCTCTTGCCGTTTGTGTCCTTGCCACGGAAGATCGTGCCCCTTTCGATGAACTGCTTGCCTTGGATCACCGTCTGCGTGAACACCGTCTCAACGCCGCCAGGAGTGAGGATCGCATCCACGACGAGCCTAGCCGCCTTCTTGGACCGTGGGGTGTATCCCAAGTGCTTCGCCAAGGAGACCACCGACTCCCTGATCGCAGCCGAGTCGATGAAGGACTCGTTCGCAGCCATGTTGGCGTAGAAAGCCTGATAGTGGGTGTTGTATGCGAGGAGGTCGAGGATGATGTTGAGGGCTGAACCCTCAAAGTTGTAGTCCTTGAACTGATCCTGCCCCCTAAGGTATTCCTTGAGGTTCGACTTGATCTCGTCAAAGCCGAGTGCGTTGATGGGGGTGTTTGAGGTGTTTCTCATCTGAGCCTCGTAACGGCTACGGTGGTCGAGAAGACCCGCTGCACATTCTTGATGGTGAAGCGAATCGTGATCCTGATCTCATTCCTATCTATGACATCCGCCACATCAACCACGGCGGTGTTCACACGGGGCTCGTAGTTGCGGATGGTGTCGGAGATCCTCTTCTTCACCTCAACGACCGTGAGTGGATCCACCAACTCAAAGAGCATGTCCTGTATCCCCGAATAGACCTCGGGGTGGAACGGCTTCTCGTTCCTCTTGAGGAGGATCAGGTTCTTCAGCGACCGCTTGATCGCCTCCTCGTCCTTCCTCACAGCCACATCCCCCGACAGAGGGTTGCGGTCGAAGTTTATGTCGAGGTCGAAGGATGTATTTTCTACCTTAGCCATGCTCACCTCAATGCGAGTTCAAGTTCGATGTAGTCCTTTGCCTGTGAGAAGACCAACTCAAAGGAATCCTGCCTCGACGGTGTCTTCTCCGCACCGAACCATTCCAAGGTGATGAAGCCGATGTACAGGTCGCCTTTCATAATCGGGAGGACGGAGTACGCCGTGATCCCGTTGGCGTTGTTGTACGAGCGGAAGTAGCCTTCCCTCATGTCCATGGACCAATAGAGGCTCGGCATGTCCATCCGCATGGTCTCCACCAAGTCCCAAAACATGGTCACCAATATGTTCTGTAGGTTGGCACCGTCATACGGGATGCCACGCTCGCACGACTCATGCGTGATGCTGAACTTCTTCATCGGGGTTCCGTCTAGGAACTTGCCTCCGTTGTGGAAGTGACCGATTCTCGCCCTATCGGCACCCGTCTTGATCCGCAGAGCCGTAAGGGTCTCATGCACAACGGTGTGCTTGCTCTGAAACGCAGAGTTCTTCGGGCTGATCGATGCCTCCTCGACCGCCTTCCGCTCCTGAGCCTTGATCTTGACCTTGCTGTAGAAAAGACCCGCAAAAATGCCGCCCAAGCCGCCCGACACCGCAAGTCCGATGTCAAACCAAAGAGACAGGTTTGCCCACATCCTAGTCAACCCCCGCAGAACACATTGTTGCTTCCCCTTGCACATGCGGATCCGCAATGCACGGGATCTCCGACCCTAGCCGCAGGACGGCTATTGATGAAGACCGAGGAGGAGCCCTCTGCGGTCTTGCTAGTGTGGCAGGAAGGACCACAGCAATGCGTAGCCCAACCATCACCCTTCCTATGCCACCCAAGGCTGTTCACGAAGACATTGTCCGAGCCTTGGATGTTGTTCCTCGGCGGGAAGCAGGAGTGACCCGAGCAGATGTCCGTGTGTCGATGTGCGGCTGGCATACTTCCCCCTCAAGGACAGTTGTCGGAGAAGTATCCCCTCCCCTTCATCGTGGTGAGGTACTCCTCGTTTGTCACAGGCTTACCATCGATGAAAAACTGATTCCTGATATTTAGGATGAACTCGTCTCTGTCGGAGGACCAGTTGTTCATCGTCTTGATGGTGAAGATCCCGTCGATGTACCTTGAGGTCAGTTCCGAATCGAAAGCCCTAGCGGTGAACACGATATCCTTGTCAATACCGAATCCGCCCTTGTGAAGGGATGCAGATCCCCTCTCAGCGTAGTTCTGCTCGGTGAACTTCTTTGGTCCCTGATCCCCATAGTCGAACCCATAAACTTCCTTAGCCTCTTCAGCCAACGGATCCTCGGGAAGACCTTCGGGGGGCACACCAAACTCTTCAGGAAATATGTCATCAAGGTCATCGACCCTACCGAATATGTTTCCCGTATCGATGTTCAAGGTCAGACTTGGTGGGAATGTGCCGCTAACTATGGCGAACTTCAGCGATCCTCCTGTAACTGACGGAGATCCTCTCTGCGAGACATATGTCGCTCTCAACCTGATAGACAGGGAGCATGATTGTGTCTCGTCTCCGTCACGCAGGAACCTCTGTTGTTCGTAGATGGGTCTGTTTGGGAATGTCTCGTTGTAGTCCTTGTTCAGAACCGCAGGTGACAGCCATTCGATCTCGTCGTAGGTTGACGATGTCGAGTTGTCCTGTTCCTTGATGTTGAGTTCACCGAAGTTCCTGTCGGGGTAGTAGAACTCAATCGGGTTCTGTCCCGTCATCCCGAAAGGCATCAGAACTCTCCCGAATCTATGGTGTCATCAAGGCTCCTGACCGTGACATCGGGAGATTCGATGACGATGTTCGGATCAGTTCCATACGGAACGGGCTCGGGCGTGGGCGTGGGCGTGGGCGTGGACTCGGGCGTACGGGCGAGCGCAGCCCCGAGGGCGGGTTCTCCCGCAGCGGAAGCGGCGACCTGCAACGGATCGACCACAGGACGCTTGCCGCAGGTGATCGTCGGTACGCTCCCTTGGATAGCCGCACCGATGTCCCCGATTGCTCCTCCGATCCTGCCGACGATGTCCGTGATCCCTTGGGAGACCGCTTGAAGCACAGGAAGGGTGACACCGTTGACGGCGACCATGATGTCGTTGAGCGAGGGAATCCCCTCAAGGCTCGGGAGGTCGATGCCTCCATCGGGCAGATTGCTCATAAAGGCACAGATGTCGATGTCGGGAACCTTTGACAGGTCTCCCTTCTGCGCCGTCAACTCGTTCAGCGACTGCTTCGACTCGGTGAAGTCGGTAGCCACGGGAGGGTTGACCATCCCCTTGATGGACACATCCTCGCTCGTCACGGCGTTCAACTTCTCGTCGGAGCCGAGTTTCATGTAGTTCTCGGTGGCTCCCTCTGTGCCGCTAGGCATAGCCACAGAACCCTGCGTTCCATCGGACTGCGGGGTTTTCGATATGGGGATCTTGTTAGCGGGAATATGGAAGCACATTTATGTCTCTCCCCTACGATTCTCCCCGAGCCTCGTACCTGCCGATTCTTTGCAGCATTTCATTCGTCTGATTGGACGATCTCTGTATCGGTCGGGGGTTGTTCACTAGGTATTCGATCTCATCGTCGCTGTACCCCAATAGAACATCCACGGTTCTTGCGCTCAAATTCGGATACTTGCGGCTGATCCTGACCCTGTCATCGGTGAATGCGTCCTCCTCGGCTTCTTCGGCTTGCTGCCTAGTCGGTGCGGGTGGGAGTTCGGGCGGGGTGGGTGTCGGTTCGGTGTTCGTGACCTTCGCATCGGCGGGAGCGAGGGCGGTGATGATTGAGTTCACGAACCCACGCAACTTGTCCATGAAGGTGCTGACCTCGGAGGCATTCTCCCCCTCGGGATTGAGGTCTATGCGTGGTGCCATGATGACCATGTTCCCCTCGCTCGACAGGGTGTAGGTGCCGCCGACCTTGTGGAGAGCGTTTCCCTTCACCTCCGTGGTCATGTTTCCCTTGACGAGCATCTTGACATCCCCCAAGACCTCAATCTCAAGGTCCTTGCCCATCTTGACCTTTAGGGTCTTGTCGGCGTTGAACGATGCGTTGCCCTTGACGAGGATCATCTTGTCGTTGAGCGTGATGTCCCATGCGTTGCCCACGACCTTGTGGACCTCGCTGCCCTTGGGATGGATCTCCGTGAAGGAGCCCGAGCAATGGTAGAAGTGGAGCCTCTCTGCCTTGGGGGTATCGTCGTATTCGATGATGTGTCCCGCTTGAGACTCGTACACATTGTTGAACGGGTAGACGGCTGCATAGGGTGTCTTGGGCTCGGACCAAAATCCGTAGAGTGCGGTTTGGCACACCTCAAGGCTCTCGGTCTTCTTCCTGACGATGGTGTTCTCCACCTGCTCGTTCCGTGCGAGTCGGTTGGTGTCAGCCTCGTCCATGCGTGAGATGAGCGGATAGAGCCCATCGGGATCCGTGAACCCCTTGCTCGGGTTGATGACGGGGTTCTTCGGCAGTTGATAGGGCTTCATGCCCACATCGTCCTTCGCCTCCTCCAACTGAGCGAGGACCTCCTGCTTCTTGGATTCGATGATCTGCGCCACCAACCTGCGGTTCGTCTCGGCATCAACGAAGGGGAACCCCGTTTGGCTTATGTTCGGCACGGGGATCGACACCGTGTTGATGCCGCCGAGGGTGCCGAACACCACGGGCTCCTGTGAGTTGAGCCCGTCCCTAAAGAACCCGATGACCCAAGTGCCTTGGAGGATGCCCGTGGGGGACCAGCCCTTTCCCGACATCGATGCGCTGTTGCTAGGCATCACGACATGCGCCCACGGCAGGTCCTTGGTAGGTATCTCCGACTTGTCATCCGTGTGCCATCCGAGGATGCGGACACGGACACGCCCGATCTTCAGCGGGTCGTAGATGTCCTCAACGACACCCTGCCACCACACGAAGCCGTTTTTGCCGAGGAAGTCGGAACGAATGGGTTCGTGGTTGTGCATCAGATCTCCATGGCGAGTTCGGGCTTCTTGAAGTCGGCGATTGCCTCGGGGAGGGAATCACGGGAAAGGGTCATGGTCATGGTGTGGTCCCTGTCCGTCACCGTGTGCTTCACGGTCGTTACGAGGTACTTGCCACGCATGTAGTCATCCTCGTACTTGTCAGCCTTCTTGGTGGACTCGGGTGCGGGGATCCTGAGTTCGATGACCTGACCGACCTTCACATTCGTGTCCCCGTGGCACTCAACTATGATGTTCACCGAGTTGATCTGATTGAGCAGGGACTGCCTGAGCAGAACCGTCTCCTCGGGCTCGCTGTTCGACACGATGCCGTTCATGGTGTATGTCGTGTTCGGGTAGTACTTGATGCTCGACTCGACAGCCTTGGAGTAGTCCGTCTTCTCGGCGGGTATGAGCGGATACTCCTCCACATGCAAACCTTGCCTGTAGAAAGACTCGTCGTAGTTGAAGTGGACCGTCTTCCACGACTTGGTGACCATGTCATGGGCGAGTATCGCCGAGGAAAGCATCCCCAAACTCTGCTGCTTGACCCTGTCGGAGATGTCCTCCACGGTCATGGCGATGATGTTCCGAAGTTCGGATTCGATCATCCTCTCGCCCGACTGACTTCTGAATCCCTGCACATAGTCCGTGTAGGTGAACTTCGGTGACTGCCGCTTCAGCCGTGAGATCGGTATGAAGTGGTGACCATCGGAGTTCTCGTAGAAGACATAGTCGCAGAGGGATGTGTCGTACTTGGAGCGAGCCTTGTGCGCCAACCAGTTGATCGTGTACAAGGGAGACCAATAGGGTATGACATACGAGCGGGTGTCGTAAGTCTCCTCGACAGTCCGCAGCGGGATCCTGTCATCGTCGTTAGCCTCCTTGACCGCACCGATCACGGCACCGAGTGCTGCGGTGGGAGCGGCGACAATCGGACCCGCAATACCTGCGATCATGCCTCCCGCCACGGCACCTTGCAGCGCAGCCTTGAGGATGCCGCTGTTCTCCTCGTCGGTCCTTGCGAGGTACTCAAGGAATATGTTCTCGACCATCTTGGAGACAGGCATCCGATTGAACGACTTGGACACCTTCTTCTGCATGCTCTTGAAGGCGTGGTCGGACATGAATTCGATCCTGACCATCTGCGTGAAGGGCTGCGCCGTGGCGACCTTGACCGAGATCTTGTAGGTTCGGAAAACCAACTTGACCAACGGCGACCCCTTGTACGGGGTCTTGTACTTCACGGTCAGGGTCTCGGCACCGATGATCGGGAAGTGCTTGATGAGGTTCATGCTGTCGATCAGCGTGATGCTTCCCGACATGCAGTTGGAAAAGATGTCCTCGTAGATGGTGAAGTTCTGAAATATGCCCTTGAGGCTGAGGTTGAATCCCGTGTAGGACCGAAGGGTGATCTCATCGATCACCACATCGCCAGGTCGCATCATCGTCTCGTCATTGATCTCAGGCATGGTTTCCTCAGAACAGACTGCGGAAGTCTCTCAAGACCAAGTCGATGTACTCGGGACGCATGACCTTGATCGTGCGCTTCGCATCGTTGATCCTCTCCTCGTTCTCTATGTTGGTCACGATTGTGGCGTTACCGAGGTCCTCTCCCACCTCGTTATCCCCCATCGGGAAGACCTCGGACCTGCCTAGCGCATACTTTTCGATGATCGGCGTAGGGTTGCCCTTGGCACGGAACCAAGGGGATATCTCCTCCTGCGAGGAGTTCTCAAACCGCTGCAAGGCATACCTGTTGTCATCGGTGATCCTGACGAGCGGGACGGTGATCGTCTTGCCCGTGGAGTTGACCGTGGTGATGTCCCTCGTCAAGGCGGTCCTGTCCGAGATCACGCTCGTATGCCTAGCCGCCTCCCCCACAAGCCTGAACGAGCCGCTGACGGAATCCACCACGACCTTGTACAGGTTGGGGTCCCATGAAATCACTTCGGCGGTCGCCACCACCGACCCCAAGACATCCTTCTGTTGGATCAGGTCTCCCTTTGCGAAGTGGGGGACACGCCTGTCGAGGGGAAGTTCCTTGTCATAGTCCCAAAGACCAACAGGGTCGATGAAGAGTGCCTTGCCCGAGTAGGAAGCCTCCATGTGCTTCTCCATCTCGTTGATGCTCATCGGCCAAGAGAAGAATGGATCGTGGATCTCGTTGAAGAGAAGAATGAGCCAATGGTAGTCGGCTCTGCCATAGATCCTGTATGCGAGGGTCTCGGGCTTCTCCTCGTCCTCGACCGTGTACTCAAGTGCCGCCGAGGCGGCTTCACGGAGAGCGTCGATGATCTTGCCACGGACGAGTATGTCCTTGACGATGGTCCTGCCGCCTTCGTCATTCGGATAAGCCACGCTCGGGATGAAATCGAAGTATCCCATGCTTTACCTCATGCACTCGGAACGGTGCCGACATCGATGCCGAACCTATCACGGGTCAGGATCTCAAGTTCGCTGAAGGTGAGATCCAACTTCATCTTGGTCGGAGATGCTCCGAAATCGTCCGACTCAAATGTGGAGAACACGGTTTCCTCGCCGTAGGAGACCTTGATGTCCTTCAGCGCACACTTGAAGATGTAGGGCATGTATGCGTTGTTCTTGCCGTCGCCCTGTAGGAAGTAAATCTGAAACTCTGCGGGGTAGTCGAGGAACCTTCCCTCGCCCTCGGACCTCTTGGGGTGAGCGAAGAACTTGAGGATGTTCACGATCTCATGGCAGTTGAGCATCTCCGCACGGCTCTTCGGGAGGAAGGTGTATGCGAATGAGAACTCACGCCTCTTCACCTCCTTGAAGATGTGCAGGTTCATGGGATTGATGACCTGCCTCTGCTGCGCCGAGAAGAACTTCCCGAGAGTTCCTGCTTCGATACCGACCTTGCTGCCGAGATCGTCAAGGACCTTGAGATTGGTCATTGCGATTTTCTTTCCTATGTCCTTAGCCACCTCGGCGTTGCCTTGAGCCAAAGCCTTGGGCAACTTGAGGATGTCCATGCCGCTCATGTTGGCATCCTCGTACTCAAATCCATACCCGAACGACATGTTCGTTGGCATGTACAGGTAGATCCTGTGCATGACGGGGGCTGTGCCACCCGCAAGACCCGTCTGTTCCTCTGTGTAGGAGTCCCTTCCCGAGCCCTGTCCTTGTAGGTTGCCTCCGACGAAGGCATCCGAAAGCAAACCGACGAAGGCTCCCGCAGCAGCCGCTGCGCCTTGGATACCAGCACCCACGATGTCCCCGATGTCGGCTGCCGCCTGTCCATTTTGGGCGTTCTGCTGCGAGGCACCCACCGCTCGGGCGGCACTCTCGCCAAGACGCTTGAATGTCTCACGCTTAGTGGCGAGATATGCGGGATTGTTGTCCCATATCTCAATGCACATAGCGTTCATGTGGTCGGGAGTGCTGAGGATCTCAAGAGGGTACTTGTAGTGCTTCCTGTCTCGGACATCCTTGCCACGCTCGTAGAGCCGACGCTCAAACGCAGACCTCGACTTATTGAGGAGCATGCCCTCAATAGCACGAATGTCCCCAAATGTCCCCACGCTGCTGTATTCGTTTGCCATCGTGATCGTATTTAGCGAGTGCCGCTACATAAGGAAGCGGAGGGATCTGCCATAGCCACGGGCAAGTCTTACAAGGGAAAATTCAAGCCAAAGCAGCCGCAGAAGTACAAAGGGGATGCCAACATGTGCTTCTACCGCTCTCTGTGGGAGCGCAGGTTTATGACATTCTGCGACGAGAACGACTCCGTGGTCGAGTGGTCATCCGAGGAAGTGATCGTGCCCTACATCTCCCCGCTAGACGGCAGGAGACACAGGTACTTCGTGGACTTTTGGGTTCGGATCAGGAAGCCCGATGGAACCGTGGAGGAGTCCCTGATTGAGGTGAAGCCCAAGAAGCAGACGATGAAGCCCGAGCAACCCACCACCAAGAGGGTGTCCAAGAGCAAGATCACGGAGATCAGGAATTGGATGATCAACTCGGCGAAGTGGTCTGCGGCTAAGGACTACTGCGAGGACAGGGGTTGGAGTTTCCGCATCCTGACTGAGGAAAACATCTTCGGAAAGGCAAAGGCATGACCAAGAAAGCGGCAGCAAAGGTGGTGCGGGACTTCGGTCGCTCGGGACTGAGCCTCAAGGACCCGAAGGCGACGAAATGGCTTGCCACCAACCTCTCCAAGATCAAGACGGGGATGCGGCAGTCCTCGTTCATCGACTCGTCAAGGACGATCACCAAGAGGAACCAACTCTCGCCTGGGAGGATGGTCTTCTACGCATACGACCCCAAGACCCAAGACGAACTCCCGTTTTGGGATGCGTTCCCCGTGGTCATCATCCTCCACCCGAAGCCCAAGGGATTTCTAGGTCTCAACCTTCACTACATCCCGCCGAGCGTTCGGGCTACCTTCCTCAACAACCTCATCAAGTTGGTGGATGACCCGAATTGGGCTGTCTACAACAACTACAAGGCACTCATCAGGGTCACCTACCCGATACTGAAGGCGAC